CTACTTCATAAGCAGCTGCCAAAATCTGTTCTCTAGTAATCGTCTTTTTTCTTGCCATATTTTTTTAATCTCCTTAATTTTTTTATAACGCTTCCACCATTGATTAATTTCATTGTAACATGTTTTTTTGATATGCAAAATTAGTTTTTGATTTTCTTCACAAGCTGAAATAGCAAGTAGTAACATATATCATGAAACTTAACCTTAAAAAAATAACCTCCTTTTTTTATTTAAAGCCTCATTGTTTGAATCATAATTAAATGGTATCATGATAATAGTTACCAGAAAAAATGGTGAGGAGGAATTTTTATTATGTTATCTGATTTTAATGAACTTCTAAAAAAATATGCACGCTTAATTGCAGAAACTGGCGTAGCCACAGAAAAAGGACACACAGTTGTTTTACAGATCAGCGTGGAACAGGCACCCCTTGCTCGATTGATCACACAAGAAGCTTATAAACTAGGAGCCGCTGAGGTTATCGTTCAATGGACTGACGACCAGATCCAAAGAGAATTTCTTTTACATGCTGCAACGGATCGTATTGAGAATGTACCACAATCTAAAATCGATCAAGCGGATGAATGGCTTGAAAAAGGAGCAAGCAGGATCAGCGTTGTTTCTGCCGATCCCGATGCATTTGCTGGTGTAGATAGCCATCGAGTAGCGTCTTATCAATCAGCGAATGGCAAAGCACTAATGAATTTACGCAAGGCAACTCAAGCAAATAAAGTCAGTTGGACTGTCGTGGCTGCGGCTGGTAAACAATGGGCAGCAAAAGTCTTCCCAGAACTGCCAGAAGAAAAACAAGTTGAGGCATTATGGGATCAGATTTTCAAAACGACTCGTGTCTATGAAGAAGACCCTGTCTTAGCATGGAAGAAGCATGATGAAAAATTAGCAAAAAAAGCAGAAGAATTGAATCGAGAACAATTTTCTGCCCTTCACTATACTGCTCCCGGTACAGATATCATTATCGGATTGCCTAAAAACCATCTTTGGGAAGGCGCTGGAAGCTATAATGCTCGTGGAGAAAAATTCATGGCAAATATGCCGACGGAAGAAGTGTTCACAGCACCTGACAGTCATCGAGTAGATGGTTACATTTCAAGTACAAAGCCACTGAGTTATGCTGGCACCATCATCTCGGGTATGAAATTTACTTTTAAAGATGGAAAAGTTGTTGATTTTTCTGCCGAACAAGGAGAAGATGTCTTAGCAAAACTGCTTGATACAGATGAAGGTGCGCGTCGTTTAGGAGAAGTCGCACTTGTACCTGACCCTTCACCTATTTCTCAATCTGGCATCATCTTTTTCAATACATTATTTGATGAAAACGCATCGAATCACTTAGCACTAGGTTCTGCTTATGCCTTCAGTGTGAAAGGCGGTACAGAAATGTCCGATGAAGAATTAGCAGAAGCTGGATTGAATAGAAGTCAAACCCACGTAGATTTCATGGTAGGATCTGACAAGATGGATATCGACGGAATCCGTGAAGATGGCTCTACAGTACCGATTTTCCGAAATGGCGATTGGGCTTGAGTATACTTTCGCACACATGCAAAAAATAATATAAAGCATAGAATAAAGGATCTAAGCTATTGGCTTAGATCCTTTATTTCGCTAAACAACCCCACCGTTTTTTTATATGGTACTTTGAAAAGGAAAGTTGTAAGTATTAACCCATCAGCTATTACTAAAAATAATAAAAAGTCATCTCCAGTTCATTCCCATTGGCTTTACGTAAAGCTTCAAGTTATACCGCTAGAGTTAAGAACGATATATCTTTCGTTGGATAGGACTGGTATAAGCCAATCGAAATCGTTTAATTCGAATCTATTGAAGTATGAAAATCAACTACACCGTCGACCTAGTAAGTTTTTCTTTAGTAATCAATTTTTCCCTATTTTCTCTTCGACTGTTTATTGATGGACTAAGACATACGCATGCATCTATTTTACTTTATCAAGGAGTAAATATACTTAGCGTATCGAAACGTTTAGGACATAGCAGTTTAGAAACTACAATGTCTACTTATACAAAATAACCCCCTGTACCGCAAAGGATACAGGGGTTATTTGTACGTTCCTGACTAACTATTACACGTCTTCTGTTGTGTTTGTTATTATAAGAAATGTTATCATAATAGGATTTCTTTTTGTTTGTGTTTTATTAAATTCGATTTTTTTTGGCACATAATTTGGCACAAGTACTTGTTCACCTATTTATTTAGTATAATAAATTCCACCTTTACAAAAAGAACGTTTGTTCGTATACTCTTTTCGAGGTGATCTTTATGATGGAAGAATTTATTAGAAAAAATATTAGTGATGAATATGCAGATTTTTATGAGCAAAGCAACGAAAAAGACAAATTCCAGATGGATGTTTCAATTTTAGCTATATTAGCTTTTTCCGAAAATAAACAACCTGTAACTGCAAAAAAAGAAACAGTATTCTCTGAAGGCAAAATAAAAACTCGATATATATTAGAGGTAGAAACTAAGTTTAAAAATAGATCGGAGTAATGGTTATGCTTTTTAATGAGACACAATTATGGTTTAAATTTGATCCTTCGAATAGATTTGTCAAAGATTTTTATAAGGTGTGGGATTCAGAAGTTTTCTTTTTAGCAATCGAAGATAGCTTATTAATCAATCTCTACTATTCTAATAAGAACTACTTTAAAATCCCTGCTGCGAAAACTAGAATGAAGAAAGACGTATATTTTTTGTTTGATATCGTGACTGACGTGCCAGACGCTCGAAGCGATCATCGGCGTTATGACTATATAAAGTATACTTTCGTTGATCCAGAAAGATACAAAGATTAAAAAATATTTCAAAGTTTTGCATATATGTATTATGAAGCCCGATTTTTCGGGCTTTTTTTGTTTTTATATGGGGAAAGTGTTGACAGTTTATAACGTATACGTTATAACAAGCATGTAAGTTAGTTAATGACTTACAATTCTAAGAAAAGAGTTAGATATGAAATGGAAGCATAGAAAAAAGAGAACCAGAAAATTAGAAGTTGCCTTCGAAATCAACCTTCTAATATTCAAGTTCTCAGTCAAAATTAGCTGGGGGGCTTAACCCCCTAGCTTCTATGGGTCCATTATATCATATCACGTGAATAATATGAAGATTGGTGATAAAAGAGTCGTCAAAAAAGGCAAATGGACATTTTCATTAGAACGAATTAAATTCGACTGGAAAGCTCTTTTAGGATGGATCGTATTTGTAGGCATTCTTGCATGGCTCATTTATTTCAGATAGGAGTGATTGATTAATGAGTGAAAACAAAACCCCAGCTTCTCAAATAGAAGCAAGTAAACAGTATAGAAAACGTGTCAATGAAGATGAGGAAAAAAAGGCACATAGAAACTACATGAACGCTCGTAGAAATGCACGATCATTCATAAACTCTAAGGCTACTCTTACAGACCTAGAAGAGTTAGAAAAGTTAATTGCAGAACGAAAAAAAGACCTCGCCCAGGATTGAGCAAGGTTTTTTACAATATTAAAATAAAGCAGCGATGGTTGTACCGATTTTGATTACAGCTGGCAAAGCTTTCGCAGCCTGTGGTAGGCTGTCAAATAAACGTTGTGCCAATGTAGGTTTCTCTCTTCTCATAGCGTTTTCTATTGACTCTATGATGTCTTTCGCATCCTCTTGCTCGTTACCTCGAATGTGCTCTGTTATTTCTTTAATTGCTGATTTATAAACAGAATTATCTTCAACTTCTAATGTATTATTGTTTCTATTTCCAATGGAATTAATGAAATTACCTGAATTATGAATTTCTTGGTTCTCCATATAGTATTTTCCTCCGATAAAAATATTATAATATATACTTGGATTATTGCATTTTATTTCAGCAACTGTATCATGCGTTGCGCTGTCTTGGTTATTAACTACTTCTTCCAATCTCATTTTCATAGAAGAAGTAGTAGGGGCTTTTTTAAGTCACCCTCCGTTAATAAATTATCTGTTAAGAAAAAAATAGGAATAACAATATCTTCTTCTACCTCGATTTCATGACCTTTGAAGTCTTCAATAATTTTTCCAAATGGGATTTCAGGAAAACTATCATAAGTTATTTTTATACCACAATCATACTCGGGACAAAAAACTTGATACTTTAAAGAAAGCTCTTGATTGTTGACCATCTCCATTATATATTCGTAAAAATCCTCTCGTTTTAAACCTGTATAATTTTCTATAGTTTCAAAATAAAAATGGGATACATTACGAGATGACAAATAAGTGATGAAATCTTCAATTTTAAGTCTAGATTTACGATCAAGCATCTTGTTTCTCTCCCTTGTTATATACCATACACCGCTTTTCTTAATTTTCCTATAGCAACCTCATTAGTATTCCCTGGAAAATATATTGTATTACTAATAGTCGCTACTTGTATAGTATATGAATTTTTAATATTTTTATATTTAGCGTAAAAACTTATATACCCTCCTCTATTTGTTAAGTAAGGAGAGAGAGAACTATATAACGGACTACTTAGTAAAGAATCTACAAATGTTTTTAAACTCACTTTGTCTAACCCAGCTAAAATTAATGCCAAAAACGGCACTGGCTCTTGTTCGCTAAATAATATTTCTTTTGCATCGTTTATTATCTTCTCATAGTCTATTTCTTCAGTTGATTCAGATAAACCAGTATCTATTGAAGTTAATATAGATTTTATTGCCATAACTTGTTCATCCGTAACTTCATTAAGTGATAAAGTAGGTTCACCGCTTGACTCTAGTAAATGCCCTTCGAGTGATTTAGCTAAGTTTTCGCTATTCCCTCCATGATTCCCTAGAATAGCAAAATCGTATACTTCAGGATTATCTTCATAATAGCTGGCTAATGATGATGCCACTTTTTTAGCTATACTTTTCGGAGCTCTCACCTCAAGTATACCATTTTCTTCGTCTACATATGCAGTTAACGTTCTTATTTTCTTTATTTGTTGGTTTCCATTTGGCGTTGGTATGTTGTAGTAACCATCTTGGTATAAATATCTGATTATAAAACATTTTTCTCCAAAAAAATCATTTTGATATTCAGCAATGCTATGTAATTTAGGCATCGTGTTTATTGCTTCTTCATCAATAGTTAAAGTACCATCTATTACGTTTTTACCCTCTTTTTGAATTATTTTATTTTTCAACCCTAAAAATGAAGCTGCTTTATAATATGAGAGTGTAACTTTATTTGTATATAATTCATCTTCATAGTTTTTCAACATTTGGTTGCGAATTTCTTTATCTTCTTTTATTCCTTCCCAAATTAATTCAACTAATTTATTTTTAGTCAGTCCTTTAGTGTCTTCTCCTAAAGCTGTAGCTATGTCTACTATTATACCAAGGGGCAAATTTCTTAAATCATAGAATGTTATTACATCTGAGAATGTATTTTTATATTCTATACTCGTTGCTGTGCCGCTCAAAATGTTTCCTCCCTTAAAAGTACAGTTTTTAAATTCATATAAAGTCTATCAAACTTTTTATTATATTTACAGATAAAACAGAATTTTTTTCAATTTCTATGTACCCTGTAGGACTCGAACCTACGACCGGACGGTTATGAGCCGTCTGCTCTAACCAACTGAGCTAAGAGTACAGGTTGTTGCCACATAAAGCCATAAACAATCAACCAGTAGAATGTGTGGCAACAAACCTGTTATCGCATATCTTGGAGTGTGACTATTTATGAGTGATAGTGAAGATATGCGACAACATCACTATTTTATCGAATAATTTTTATAGTTGTCAATATAGTTATGTAATGCTCCTCAACGAGGAGCTATTTTTAACGTTGCGGAATATTTAAATACCAGCGCTTATCATGAAAATCTTGCGCACCGCCTTTAGTGTTTCCCTCTGGATCATTCGTTGCCCGCATCATTACATAGACTTTCTTATTAGGAAAATTACGCATATTGAAAGATACATGATAACCAACATTTCCAGAAGTATTATAAGCTTGGTTTACATCTGGTCTATAAATTCCATCAGCTCTTACTCGAGCTAATTCTTTCCCAGTATTGTAGTCCATAATGAAAATATACTCGTATTTATAGTTAGCAATGTGCCATCCAGCTACATGCAAGTTTGCGTTTTCGATTTCTCCGAACTGATCAATGTGGGCGTAATTTGTTCCATCTGTCAGGGTAGGATTTGCTGCACCTGCTCTAGTTGGATCAATGATTGGTTTATCATCTGAAGTAGTTGGATTATCATCCGTAAAACCATGAGCCAAATCATAGGCTAGTTTTTCTTTACTTACACCCATTTCAGAAAGATAACCGTAAGGATCTGTATGATCGCCCCAAATATTTTGTGTTACCCATAAATGCGATTTGATTCCTGGTTGGTTATAAGGCGTATCCAATGTTAGTGGAATACCATATTTTATTGCTGAATCTCTAGCCAATTCAACGTATGCCTTGTAGTTTTTCTCAAACGTTGCTTTATCATGTGTGTGTTGTAACTCAATCTGCACGGGACTGTTAGCATTAGCATACGAACCAGCACCGTACTGTACATAACCAGGTTGACCGACTTGATAAACAGTTCCGCCGTCTCCCACAATATAAGCAGTGTAAGCACTAGTCCATGAACGTTTCATATACTGCGCTTCATTGCGCCCTGTTGCTGTTTCATTAGCTGTTTCATGCAGTAAAATATACTTATTATTCGCTACTTGAGAGCTACCTTCGTTTGGGCCCAAATTAAATTCATTGTTAATAGTGTAGGCAAAAGCATTCGAAGGCAATAAAAAAAGAGCCATTAGTAGGCTCAATGATAAAATGATTTTCTTTTTCATTTGTTTCCTCCTATTTTTTCAAATTATAAGCCGACACACCAGTGATAACACCTAAAAACGTCGCTACTGCATTGATAGTGAGTACTGTCATATCTGTTCCATTCCATCCATACGCTTTGCCTAGTGTTGCAACTAATACAGATGTAGCTGGCAATACTGTTAAAACTGTCCATTTAATGACTTGATAATATTTATCAGGTAAGATCATCTTTATTCATCTTCTTTCTATTTTCAACGAGATGTTTCCCTAAATAAAGTTTTAATTTGTTGTGTGTGTTCTACCAATTTTTCTGCATGTGTTTCTAATCTTTCATCGTGTTTCTTTAGTTCTTCATGAATCATCAATCGATCTGATTTGCTCGATTCTAAATCTTTAGTCAGCAAATCTAAATTGTGATTTACTTTTGAAAGAGTCTCAGTAATCTTCGAGAAAGATGCAGTAATTGGTTTTATTACTAATAAAATCAAAGAAACAATCGCAGTGATTGATCCTGCGATTGTTCCCCATTCCCCTAAATTAATCATGTGACAACTCCTTTACCTTAAATAAAAAGCACATCAATTAAGATGCGCTCTCTTCTTTGCTAATGATTTTATTTGCTTCTTCGTCTGTAATACACAATGGCACAAACTCACGAACCTGTTCTTCTGTAAAACAGCCCCAGTCAAACATCATTTTCACATCGCTAAAACTAAACATACTACTCACCTCCTTCTGATTCTGGATTTAATTGCTTTTTAATTTCTGCAATATCCTTGCTGTTTTGAAGCGAAGCAAGCATTGTCTTTGAATTGATTTGTGCTAAACTGTCAGCTTTTTCTTTCAATGCAGTATTTTCCTGTTTAATTGCTACGTCATTTAGCATGAGTTTAGCATTTAGCTGTTTTAGGTTGTCGTTTTCATGTTCCAGTGCCTCGTACATCGCTTTGAGATTGTTTAAATCGTTGTGATCTAGTGCGTTTGCTAAAACAATCCATTGGTTCAATTTAGGATCAAACATCTGATCAGCAATCGTTAGTGGTTCACCATCAGCACGAATCCCTTCAAGCGGTGGCTGATCCGTGTAAGGAACGGACACAAGCATGTCGTCCAATACTTTTCCTGCGTACTCTCCGCCAGTACGTCCATATTTCCAAATGTTTTTCATTCGTTTCACTCCTAGTCTATATAGTATTGAATTGGTGCTAAAAACAAGTTGACTGTTCCCCTAAATGAAGGTAGACCGCAAACGCCATTCGGTCGGATATAAGCCATCCCGCCGTTGTCTAAAGTATTACTACTTTGTGGTGGTAACAAGAATTGATACTCATAATTATCAGTTGGATTACTTGGTCTAAATCCTTCTGGGATCGTACAAAAATCTTGTGTACTTAGCGTGCTACCTTTTAATGATCCACGGAACATCACTAGTTTTCCAATTCTCCTAATTTGTCCCTGTTTATTCCAGGAGTGGCCGTTGATCGCTGTTAGATTTACCCATCCGGTATCTTCTGGAACTGTAGCAACTTCTTTACCTGCAATCTGTAACCCATCCTCAAAGTTTTTAAGCCCTAAAACAGTTTGTGGTTCGGTTAAGCTCACCGAATCATTCAAGCCTTTTTCAGTATATTCAGTTGTGACATCCCAACTGTAATCATTGGGATTGTTGCTGTCTTTCAATCCTTCACCAAAGTATTTATACTCACTAATATTCGGGGTTCGGGTTTTACTTTTTTCAATCTTGAGCCAGTCAATTTGGCATGCGCCTATCGTCGATTTTGGCATCTGAAAAACGCGAAAGTCTTTAGGCAAACCCGGTTCGAGTTTCGTTGGCGTGAATGTCAGAGACCATACGTCTGTCAATCCCTCAACTGGTTTTAGGTCTCCTAAGTTAACGTTCCAATAATTGTACGCTGTAAAGGTTTGACTTGCTGGTTTTGTTCCTTTAAGCGTGATAGTATACGTTTGACCTATTACAAGCTCTTCTGTCATGTTTCCTCTGTATATTTCGTGCGCGCTAGTTTTAATTGGGAACACAACAGATGTACTAACAATATTCTCACCCAAAGGCACCTTACTCAAATAATATGGTGCATCAAGTAAATTAGGCTGGTATGGTGTTGCTGCTGAACCCCTTTCTAGCTTAATTTCATAGCTTAGCTCTATTTCACCAGACAATCCTTCTTCTACTAAAACTTGGAAATAGTAGCTATTTGGGTTAACCAATGCACCTGTAGTAAAAGTTTTGGTGTAAGTTGTAAACTCATCATTTACATTGGTACTGTCTAGTATTAGCTCTCCAAGATTATTTGTCACATCATTTTGATTTAATCTATACCTCATAATTATATGCTTACCACTTTGTGGTACAAAATTTGAAGATTTACGTAAAGTATAAGATATGGTATAGGTGGTGTTTGAAAGTACAGGTGTCAAATAATAGGCACTATTTTTGTATCCTGCCATAACAAATAAATTAGCTCCTGAGGTCTTATTTATTTTTACAAATTCACCACCATCACTTAGAGTTCCGCCACCTTCTTGAACAGCAAAATCAGAAAAAGAGAGGTCGTTCATTAAATTCGGGTTCCCCGAATAGTCATAGCCCCCGAATTCTAATGAATTGGAGTACATCCTCTTCAGCTTGCCGAGATCGCCTATTTGCTGATTGGTTTGATCAATACGGTTATTTGCCTTATCAATATTAGTATTGAGAGTTGCGACATCTTGATTGGCTTTCGTGATTTTGTCGTTTGTGTCTTTTAATTTCGCATCAATCTGCGTTTTAGATTCCGCAATTTTCTGATCAATCTCTTGTTTTCCATCAGCTAGAATTTTCTCGATTTTATCAATGGTCTGACTGAAACCATTGAAATAATAATCTTCTAGTTCTGGCGTACTATCATCAATTGGACTGCGTTTGATATAAAAAGTAAAACGACCAGCTGTATCTAACGAGCGGTCGTTTGGAAAATCAATATATACGCTACCTTCTACTTTACCGACATATCCTAAAATATTATCTTCTAATACGATAAATACAATACCATTCACAGGATCTTCAATTGTCGCTAGATAGTCATGTTTACCATAACCACCTTCTGCCGTTGCAGATTTGAACATCAGACGAATTGGAACAGTTGTTCCTTCTGGCAGACCTTGAGGAATGCCATCCTTCCGTACCAATTTCATTCTCAACTTTGCAGTTCCTCGGTCATGAGACCAAAAAACAACATTCGTCCTGTTTGGACTAGTGGCTTCTGCTTGAATCACAATGATCGATTCATTTGTTTTATAGACCATTACTACAACACCGTCCCTTTTGTAATGATCAATCCAGTAGAATCCGTTCTATGTGCTGTAGTAGCAATTGAAGTAGAACTAGATCGAATCAACCCTTGGTTAGCATATGCTAACGTATCATTTCCACTACCTTGTATTGCATTAAAAGTTACTTGGGCCATTAAGTAAGAAAAGGCAACTATCGATTGATTGACAAAAGTGCAAGCTCCATAGATATTAATATTAGACATACCTCCACCGTACACCGTATGATGAGTGAGATTTTTTACATTTTCTTTGAATGAACAATGATTCACAGCTACATATGAGCCTTGTTCTGCTGCAATTGAGTACTTTCTTCCACCGAAAACGGGAGCGTTGGCTTGATCAACAAATTCAATCCCTCTAACTTGATAGTAACCTGTGCAATACATAAACGCGATAGAGCGGACCTTTACAGGTAAATCGCTAGTACTCCCATTAATTAAACTGTCATCTTCAATTGGCCGAATATATAAACGAGAAGCTGACACGTTAGAAACAACAACATCTTCCAAATAAACTCCCGAATCGACATAAATAGTCACATTGCTTCTATTGATCAACGGAATTTGATTGACTGCAACTTGAATAGATCTGAATGGTTTTTCTTCTTCTCCAGTACCATTTACATCGCTTCCTGAATCTGCCGATACATAAATCTCATAATTTGTTCCATGCGCCGCATACAAGCGAGCGATAGTATCATTCAACTGTTCTACTTGTTCTTTTTGATTTGTCATGTCAGTAGAAAGTTGACTAATTTCTTCATCTGATTTATTCTCGTGTGCTTTTAGACGTCCTTGCAATGTATCAAAGGTTTCTCCCTTATTATTTACACGTGCATCCACTACTTCGTTAGGAGAATCACCTCCTGAATGAAGCACGAGATTATCAATACGACTATTCGTTGATTTGTGCTGCTCGTCTAAATTTTTTTCCAAATTTTCTAAGTAGTCCACATTGTCATTGAATGTTTGTTTCCACTCGTTGGAAATTCGGTTATTCTTCAATTTTTCTAATTCCAACTAAATCACTCCTTTTTTCGTTAGATTAGCGAGAATTGCAGTCATTGTTTTCTTTGTGTTGCTCAATGTGATTTCTGGCGGTTTATTTTCCAATGCTGGATACGTCTTGATTCCTACCACTTGAATATAGGTATTGACACCTAACGGCTCATAGACAAACGCCACGTAATCGCCCTTATTAGGCTCTACACGCCATTTCATAGTAACTGTGCCAGTGATTGTTGGATAGTCTTGCAAGTCTTGTTTCAAACGTTCTAGCATGTTCCCTGAAACGGTGTAACGATCATCACTAACTGGACTTTGGACACGTATACCCCATTTTTCCGACTGCTTACTTGTATATGTGATTGGCGTGAAGTAGTAAGTGTCGTCTTCTTTTTTCTTGCCAAATCCTTTTATCTGTGTTTTCAACGAATAGGTGTCTATGTCGAACTTCACTGAATCCGTGTTATATTTGTATCGAATCTGCTCCTGAACTTTATCGCCGAACTCTGAGCGTGGATAGAATGTTAAATGTTTGTTGTCCGGAATCACTATCGCATCATAGTCTTTCAAAATTTCTTCAACCAGTTTCAAATAGTTCCCCTTCCCGAAGTTTTCTTGTTCAACTGGCAAAAACTTCTTGTTCGGATCTACAACATTCCATGTAAAACCACGGTTATCAGGTTTGAAAACATGCGCTAGCAGTTGGTTGATAGAGCGTGTTCCTGTGATTGTGTCGTACTGAAAGCCATCTTGCATGGTGTAGTAAATGTGCGTGGCTGTAACTGTTTTTGTGATTGCTGCCCCTTCGGCAGAAACGCCCATTTGTTTTACGATAAACTCTTGTCCATTGAAAAATACTGAATTTTCGTAATCGACTAAATCAAAAGCCAATTCATTGAATTTTGTTTTGACAATAGTGAACGAAATTTCCCACGTTTCGTTCTCTTGCCAATTTTCAGTAAATGTACTTTTATCGTAGTCAGTCAATATTTCTTTTTTTGTTTTCTCGTAGTCTTGGATAAAAATATCTTTCAAATTCTCACCTACTTATACAAAAAATTGAAGTCCCATTTTGACTCCACTCTAGTAACATTTTGTATTTCAATTTCATTCGTTCCAACCGCTAACGTTATCAAACCTAAATTCGTGTCAATTCCGCAATTTACACCGTTCAACTTCGGATAAATACGGTCTAAAGTCAAAGTTTGGCCTAGCAACGTAGAAAACTCCGGATAGTAGATGAATCGTTCCCCTGTCGTTTTGTTGAAAATAGTCACGTTGCCTTCTGATTCACCTTCCAAAGTGATTTTTAGAGCATGTTCACGTGGATCAATAGCAAATTCGCCAGCATTATAAATGATAAAATTACTGGTTCGGTGCGTATACTTATAATCTTCCGCAACTAGACCTTGTGAAAATTGCCATTCATTAGACAGTGAAAAATCCGATAACGTGGAAGCCATCGATTCGGAACAACCTCTAAAAACAGTGAAAGTCGCCTTGTAAGTTGCGTATCTTAGACCAACTTCATTCACTTCTACTGAGTTAGGACGGACAAAGTATTTTTTGCCCGGTTCTCTATCTGTAAAAACATAATATCCTTCGTCATCGAATAGAAACGCATATAATTCAGTTTCTTTTAGTTGATAGTCATACATATTTTTGAATTCAGCATAAAATTCCACTTCGATAGTGAACGATTTGAAACTTTTTTCGACTTCTTTCGAACCGTTTGACCCTGAAAATTCTTGGTATTCTACATTTAGTTGTGGTGCTTTTCGTGCAAAAGAAATACACTCTATGCCCAATTTTTCTTTTAAAGATACTATCTCTTGATTTTTTATGAAGCGAAAATCGATTAAATAGCCATTCACTTTATCCCTCCTAACCTGTTGTATATAGCGAACGTTTCAACTGGTTACCTAAGTATCCATTTGTATTGTCTGCAATTGCTTTACCATCAAGTTTGACACTTGTGTCTTTTGCTAAAAGCTTAGATAGCAAGTTATTCTGCTGAATCATCAGTGAAACTAATGTTTCTAACGTTCCGCTCGAATCGCTACTATTATTTAGGCTTTTTGGTTTTACTCCTAACTTATCTTGAGCAATCGCAAGCAACTGCATCGCTCTTGATCGTTTAGCCTTATCTAACGGAATAATAATTTCTGGCTTGTTTCCTTCTGCGATTTCCGCAATTTGATGTTGGTTTACAATTCCACCGTTTGCGTAACCAACTCCACGATAGGCATTTGTTAGTGAGCCATATCTTGATAGTGCGTATCTGATTGAAGCTAAGATGTTAGATAGTGGGTCAAAAATATTGCTGTTGAATCCTGGCATTGCATACTGTCTGAATGTTGGGTCAATCACTTGGAGTAACCCTTTTGATGGTGTTCCATTTTTGGCGTTAATATCCCAATTGTTAACTGCATTAGGATTACCATTTGACTCTGTACGCATTTGATTTAGTAATGCATTTAAGTTTGCAGCACTGTATTGACCGGTCATTTTCAACGCTCTAATTGCTACATTGCGCCATCTTTCTACCCCACTGCCTCCCACGCTATCTCCTGAAATTTGAGTGTTTTGTGGGTCTTTCACACCGTTTAAATGCACATGATCATAGTGATCTCCATCGGGCCAGGGTCTCCAATCATTGTGAATACCTGTACCTGATTGTCCTGAACGGTCACGAACCTTGCCATTTGTGATAACATAGCCGATTTTGTTTGCAAACTTCTCAAATGCGTAATTGGCTGCTTCTGTATATCTAGGGGAACCATTCACGACTCCCGGTAGCGCAATATCAATTGCGTTGTGCTTTCCGTGTGAGTATGGATCGCCTTCACGATAACCTGATGTTACTTGAAAGCCTGGAAACTTCTTCATTACTGCAACTGCAACGTCCGCCAAGTATTTGTAAACGCCTTGCATGCCCATTGAAGTGTCTAAACTGCCACTGCTGAATAGTTCTGTGATTTTGTTCGTCAATGCTTCGGTAGCCTTGCTTAGAATACCTTTACCAACTTCTAAAGGATATTTGACAAGCCCTTCCAGTACGCCAAGACCATTTAACACTTTCCTAGCCAACGCTCCCGGGTCTGTTACAAAATCCCATACATCGCCGACTACATCTTTCAGCTTGTTTCCAACATCTCCAGCAAATCCTTTGACGTTGTTCCATAGATTTCCGAAAAAGCCTGTACCTTTGGCGTATCTATATCTTGGTGCTTTGTTTCCAGTCATATAAGCTGTTTCTTCAGCTGTTAGAACGTGTGTGCCTTTTGGTGCATTCAACACTACATTTCGCCCTCGTGGGATAAATGCTTGTCCGTTAGGTGTGATTACCGCTTCAGCACCTCTACCGTCATTTACCATCATAGGCCCGCCCGGATGACCTCCGTTTGGTGTTCCTTTTGCGTATTGTGGCACTTTCCATTCTTCGAGTTTGTCAGCACCCAGTTTTTCTAGTACCCATGAAGCTCCATGGATGATTGCGTTAACTGGTTTACCTATCGCTTTAAGTGCTGCGTTGAAAATACTTTTGAACGCATCAACAATAGCATTTTTACCGCCAATAATGGCATCCTTCATCTTCTTCGGTAGTTCTGAAAACCAATTGAATACCGTATCAATACCTCTACGGAATGTGTCTTTGATACCGTTCCACAGGTTACCGATTACATCAGAAACTTTGTTCTTCAATTCAGTTGCTTTGTTGAAAATGTTTTTTACCCAGCCAACTACCTTATTCCAAGTGTCTCCAACGCCATTGCTGAAGAAGTTTTTCACGCTGTTCCATAAATTTTTGACTGTGTTCACAACGCTGTTCTTCATTTCAATGAATTTATTACCAATCCATGAAGCCCATTCTTTTATTTTTTCCCAAAGCCACTGCAACACGCCCCACAACATTTTGTAGTATGCCACCAAGTTGTTGACAACGCCCATAACTACATTTTTCACAGCTGTAAAAGCTGCATTGACTATGTTTCTAAACGTTTCGGATTTTGTATAAGCTACTACCAAAGCACCTGCTAGTGCGCCTAATGCTACACCAATCGCCACAAAAGGGGCTGCCAATGTTCCGCCAGTAATTGCCAGCAACATACTTGCTACGTTCAATGCTTTTACTGCTAATGTAATTCCGCCTATGATTCCGACAATCCATGTTAGTGGCTCTCTATTTTCAACGATCCACGTTCCAATATCTCTCAACCAACCTATAAATTGAGTAATTTTAGGAATAGAATTTTCAATCCCTTTTGTTACTCTGTTGATGAAACCAGTGATATTTTCAACGCCTATTTTTTCTATAATACTTTGTAGCCCATTTATTACAGTGGATTTCATCTGCTCCCAAGAACCGCTCAATGTGTCTGTGGAAGTGGCTGCCTTAACTGCTCCGTCATTCATACCTAACTGTACAATTGCTTGGTTGAACTCGTCGGAAGTGATTTGACCTTGCGCCATTGCATCACGGAAGTTTCCTGTATAAGCTCCGTTTTTCAACATAGCTTCTTGTAACAGTCCTGAAGCACCCGGTATCGCATCTGCTAATTGATTCCAGTTTTCAGTTGTTAGTTTCCCAGCTCCTGCCGTCTGCGTTAGCATCATGGCAACGGATTTGAATGTATCACTAGAACCGCCTGCAACGGCATTCAAGTTACCTGCCGCCTTGGTTAGTTCTGTATAGTTAGGAATCCCGTTAGATGCCAATTGTGCGGTTGTGTTCAGAATTTCTTCTAAACCATAAACCGTCTTATCGGCGTAGTCTTTCATTTCTTTTTTCGAGCTTTCTATCTGTGACTTCCCAAAGTTAGCAAACTCCATGGTTTTGGAAAACTTCATCAATGAATCCGATGCGTTTACTGCTTCGCCAACCAAGCCTTGCACGCCACTTACTACACTGCTAATAGCGTTATGCGCTAATCCAGCAACTGCACCAAACGAAAATGCGCTTTTTAGCGAGCCTAATTTGTCTTTTAGCCCATCCAGTTTCCTAGCTGACCTTGTGGACTTGTCGCCAAAATCTTCTATTTTTTTTCCTGATTGATCGCTGGAGCTTTTGAGTGCTTCTAATTGCCTGCTAGATATTTGGCTTTGTCGTTCTAACTTTTCTAATGCCCTTTTTGCATCTTCGGTTTCATTTGCTGAATCGCCAAACTCATCAGCCATCAGTTTCACAACTTTGCGCTGTTCTTCGATAGCTTTCTCGGATAATTCCGTTTGTTTGGCTAGCCCTTTTTGTTTTGCTTCAAACGCACCAGATTCATCACCAGCGGCTTTCAACGCTTTTACTTCGGCGTTCATTTGTCGTTCATTTTCTTTGATTTCATTAGATAAATCATTGACGGCTGTTTTGGAATACACCAATTCTTTTTTTGTATCGTTCAACTGGCGACTGTAAGCATTATATTTTGCGGTAGCATTGTTTATCTGTGTGTTAAGGTTAGCAACTTGTTTCGATTCCTCGCCATACTTGCTAATCGCTTCATCACGGCGCTTTGTTAATTCTCTTACTTTGGCGTTTTGCCCTTCCATAACCGTAGACAAGTCTTTCGTCTTTTGACTAAGTGCTTCGTATGAACGTCCTGCTGAATCATAAGCCTTTAGATTGGCACGCATATTCGACTCAGCTTGTTTGACTTTCGCATTGATTTCGTCCAGCGTGTTACCAAAATTAGTGCTATCTAAACTAATCCCTAGCTTGATATTTCCTGCCGGTTGTCCTTTTCCTGCCATTATTTACCTCCTTCCTCAAGTTTTACCAAGTCTTCAGCCGATAAAAATTGTTTGATGAAATCAGCACCATCTACATATTCTTCGCCACTCTCCACTTCTCCAAAAAGGTGTAACAAATAATGATAGTCGGCTTCGTCCACATCTCTCATCGTCCAACCTGCTTCGATTAAATCTTTGTAGATTTGATCCATTGCTTTCCTAGCTTCAGAAAAACTTATCTCTTTTTGCTCGCCATCTGCTTTTTTTCATTGTTTCCCAGTTCATTGATTTGTTCAAAAACACTTTCTAATGCCGGTACTAACTCGCTCGCAGTCAAACCGTCTAAAATAGCATCAAATGTAACTGCTGGATCTTGGAAAATATCTGCTGTAATTGCAATCATTGAATCAATCGCTTCTAAATCAGTTAGGTCTGCTTTTTCCGCTTTCTCGTAAAATTTGATACACTCACGCATTGCACGTGCGGAAATATCTTGTTGTTTGAATGTTTTTTTCTTTCCGTCAAGTTTCAATTGCAATTCAATCATTTGTTTTCCTCCTTGTTTTTACAAAAAATAAGGCTAGCCAAAAATGGCTAACCTTGTGTATCAATTTTTGGTTCTGGTTCTTTTGGTGTCCCTGTATCTGTCATTGGTGCAGATGCAGGGTTAACTACTCCACCGCTTTGTTATTTACCAAGTTCTTGAATGCATCCAAGGTCATTCCTTCTGATTCAACGGCAGTCATAAATACATAGCCACGTTCATCAGAAATGAATTCCCCTTCGATAGAATCGGTTTGCAATTCTACCCCTTTGTCTTCAGCTGTTTTCATGTCGATATCTGGATGACTGAATTTTCCTTTTGTCAATCCCATGAATAAGCGTTTTCCTTCTTTGTTCGCTGTAACCATGACTACCGACACGTAAGGCGCTTCAGTTTCTGAACCAATTACATTTGCACCTTCCACGGTTTTAGCACCAATGATTTTGCTGTAAATGCCGTTATCCATTAAGTCTGCCACGTCAAGCGTAACTTTTGGCGACGAAACCCCTTTACTTGCAATGAAGAACGGTACATTTGAAGCGTATGTTGTGTTAGAAGTTGCGCCTAATCCAGTGATTTTAGCTTCGATCGCTCCGCCTTTCGACTTATCTGCTACTAATTCTTCTAGAGCGCCGCCTGCACCTGTTTTTACGCCAAAAATGACGCTCTCAAATCCTACTGTTGCCATCTATTTTCTCTCCTTTTAATTTAGTGAAATATTTGCTACATATCGTTTGATAATCCGCTTTGCACCTTCCAAATCCTCGTCATCTGTTTGTTCCGTGTATGCGCATTGCCAACCATTCCCCCTCATGACCTCATCAAGGGCAAAATAAAAGGCATCAACCTCTTTCATGGTTGACACCCATACATCTACCTGTACGTTAAATTGAATGGTCAAAGGATTGTTGCTTGCAAAATCTTCATAGTTGCCGGATATCTCTGTAATTCTGCCAACTGGAAGGCTAGGTACTGTTTGAGCTGATTCCGGAACACTATTGGTGTAAAAATCAATGTTCTTTGTTTTTTCATTGCTATTCAGAATTGAATAGACTTGTGATACTGCCGTTTTCAAAGTCCTAGCCTCCTTTTTACTTCGTCAGCAATGATTTGTGTTACTTGTTTTTCGATTTGCTTTTGTGTTTTTTGTACGAAACCTTTTGGACGTTGTTTGATTGTTCCGAACTCGATAAAGTGCATCCGCCAAGAAACATCTTTGTCATAGCCGACTTCTATCAATCCGTTTTTTACCGAGCTTGTAACCACATGGTTCTTAGCATGTTCTTGCATATACGAACCACGTTTACCGTTTGACTTCGTTCCATCCCAGTAAGGTGTGTTTTGTCGTAACTTTTCTTGAGCGTACTCCCCAGCTTTTCTAAGTGCTGGGCTTTCCACTCGTTGAACGTTTGCTTTTACTTCCCTAAGCGCTTTGTACACTTCGGTTGCATCGACTTCTACACTCATTTTTGAACCTCTTTCGCAATGACAGTGGTGAAATCTTTGACAAACTCGCCCTTGGTGATCGTGATAATCTCAAAAGTTTTGCCTTTCCAACGCACTTTCATATCATTGGTTAGCTCTGATTTTTGTTGGTAGCGGATAATGAACGTTAACGTCCCCTCAAGAACCGTCCCGATTGAAGCTTTGACATCGCTCAAGCGTTGTGTTTGAACACAAGCCCAACATGAAAAAACAGTCTCAGGTGTGGTGATCAGCTGGCCGTCCTCGTCCTTGACTATCGTATCCTTTATAAAGTCAATACGTTGACTTAGGTCACTCGTCTGTATTAACGCCATGATCTAACCCCCTCAACTGATGAATCAAAGCAGTCACTCCAAACGGAATTTCATTCAGCGCCTGCGTAGAAGTACCTACTCTGTTTTCGTACCAGTTAGAAACAAGCAACGTCACAGCGTAATCAAAGCGTTTATCAGCAGTCATTTCTACCTCAATCGAGCCTAAAATGAATTCTTCTGCTGTTTTTTGGAGCATTGCGAGTAAATCATCATCCAAGTCATGATCCACTCGCAAAAAGTTTTTCAACTCGCTTAATTCCATTTACTCACCGCCTATTCAGCAGTTACGGTAACTTCACACACCGCAGTTTTTTCATTTGCAGTTGTTGCAGTGATTGTTGCTGTACCAGCTGCAATACCTGTGATTTTGCCTTGAACCGGCGTTACTGTGGCAATTTTCTCATCGCTAGAACTGTATTTAACCGATTTGTCCGTTGCGTCAGCTGGCAAGACAGTCGCTGACAGTGTTTCTGATGCCCCCACCGCAAGCGTAGTCGTTGTTTTGTTTAACGTTACGCCGGATGGGTCTATGCTTTTGGGCCCAGTGTTACGTAAAAGCCTGCAGCAGTGTCGGCTACTTCAACATCGAAACGAACAAAGCCAGCTAATAGTTGACCATATACATCATTGTCTACCCAACGTACTGAAGCTTGTTGACGGTCAAAGAATTTAACAAAAAGTGAAGGGTCGCCCACGAATGCTACCTTATTGCCTGCAGCAGTACCAATAACATCATCAGCCATTACAACAACTTCACGCCCTAATAGTTTGTAACCCGAAGCAACTGTAATGTCTTGTTGTAACAAGTAACGTCCGTCATTGTCTTTCATTTTGTCTAACTCGTTGAAGAAGCTTTGAGAAGCAATGAATTTGACTGCATACGCTGGATCAATAGCAACATTCACGATGTCTTTTAGCTCATCAATCGTAGTAACAGTTTTAGCTGTTGCTGTTTGCAACTTAGCAGCAATAGCAGCGTTAGAAGTATTCAAAGATTGGCGTTGGATATGTTCAGCGACCAAACCTCCCAAATCAATATCAGAATCATCTAAAGCTTCTTGAGATACAGGAATGTATCCACGGTAAGTGGTAATTTCGTAGTTTACTTTTGTAAATTCAGGTTTAGCTAACTCTGGGTTTTTAGCCAATTCAGCCACAGAGGTCATTTTATTTTTGTTAGCTCTCAAAATTGGATATGATCCTGTACCTGTTGTTACTGGCACACGTCCTACGTGTTGACGTAAGTCGACAACTGTTTCGGGTTGTTTTTCTGGTTTAGTGATACGGTCAACTGGAATAACTGCTTCTGCTCCGACTGTTGTCAATCCGTCGCGTTTTTCTCCTTTTGTACGAATGAATTGATTGATTGAGCGTGTGTATGTTTCTTTTTTGTCGTTTAGGATAACTTCCATTGATCTTTTCTCCTCTTTATCTTTTTTGTCGATCGGATTTGTGTTGCTTGTTGGTTCTGTACTTTCTTGTTTTTCTGGTTGTGCTTGTTGCTCTTTAGGTTTAGCTTCTTGAATTTCAGTTGCTTTTGTTTCTTCGTCCAACTCTTTCAATTCATCGGCTAAATCTTTTTTCAATTGGTCGTCTGTTTCTTTCGATTCTTTTGCTTCTTTGATTTTTGCTAATAAGTCCTTAGCTGTCTCTAAATCGCCTGAATCCAGCGCCTGTTGCGCTTGTTCTTTCAATTTCTCAATATCCAATGTGTTCACTCCTTATTTTTTTTGTATAAAAAAGAACCTCTAGTAATTTAGAAGCTCTAGTTCTATCTCTAATTTTCGTTTTTCTTTTTCATTGATTACTCGTTTCAATGATCGTTGCGCTAAGACTGCATCCGTTCCTTCGTAAGCTGGGATCGAAACAATCGATATTTCGAATAATTCATCGATCTTATTTAGATTGCGGATATACATTCCATCTTGATTTTCCCACGTTTGAGAATCATCCTTTACGGCAAAACCGAACGAACATTCGTTGATATCACCACGTTTTATGGATTCGTACAAATCGTTGGCGTAAGAAGTATTTGGCAGTTGACATCTGAAATGAAGTCCTACGTCATCCACTTCCAACTCTAGCGTTTGCGATGACGTTCTTCCTAAAACCATACTTGAATCATGATCGACAAAACAGCGAACATCTGATAAATCGGTCGTATCCAACGCTTGTGGCGAAATTATTTCTTTGAACCCGCCAAGGTCTCTGCTCAACGAATTGAATTTCATTGCGTAGCCCTCAATCGTTCGATTGTCCGTTGACTGGATTTCCGCTAAACTCCGAATTTCCATTTCCACTATTCCCACCCCCTTTCGCTGTGGTTTTCGTGTACAAAACATCTCCATTAGGAATGCTTGGCAATCCGTAATAATCTCTAACCTCATTAATCAGTAGATAACCGTCTCCGCCGTTGCCATCTTCCATTGCTTTATTCATCCTAGAAGCCTTGTCTTGCCCTGTAAGCGTAGAGAAGTCAAGTTCTACATTAATACCTAACTTGATTGCTAACTCGTCTGTAATCATCTGTGAGAGTGCCCTAAGCGTACTAGAAACGTAGGAATCGTTAGCCGAATCGTCTTTGGTATTGACTAACTCCATACCAAAACGTGACAAAGGAATGCCGAACGCTTTAGCAATTTGTTTTGTCGAGTACACGTTGTTTTGAATCATCTTCAAAATATCCGTATTTAGCTCAAACTGTTTGAATTCCTGTGTATCGTCTAAAACAATTACGCTATTAGCGTTTGAAGCACCGCTGTTTACTTCTTCAAAGTCTTGCTTAATTTGCTTTTTAGCCTTGTTATTCAGCGTACCTTTATTGAGCTTCAAAACTCCGCCTGCTTGAATCCCCTTTTTGAAGAAGGAGCTTAGCATTTTGTTCCCATTGTCGAGCATGGAAAGTTCTGTTTTGAGTGCATCCAATGGACTGATACCGGTTTTTCCGTTTACAGTTATATATTTGAAGTGCAACATCTCGCTAGAATCAACACGGTACGAATTTCCTGCTTTGTTTGTGTACTCATACCGCAACACACCTGTCTCTAAATCTTCGTAAACGACGACTTGTGACGGTTTAGCAAACTCTAAGCTATTTTCATGAATGATCGCAAAAGCATTCCCTGACAAAAGCATTTGTGCCGTGATAGCAAACATGAAAGAATATGGTGTCATACTTGCGTTTGGGCACTTGTTCAACATGTCTAACTTTCGAATGTCTGCTTGCTTATTATCGGAAAACTTGAACTTGCTGGCGGCAATATCTCCAGCCAATATCTTTACCGCTGTAAACACATCAGACTGTTCTAGTGCCGTTTCTCCGTCAAAGTTGATGGTCGTGTTCCCATTTACAGTTGAAATGAAGTCGAGCATTGTACTCGAACGACTGGACAAGCTACGTTTTTCCGTTTGGAAAAATAAACCCATTTATTCCACCTCCTTTCAGCTATAATTCTGATTCTCGAACCAAAATAAAAACGGTAAGCATTAAACTAATGCCCACCGTCAGGAATCCGATAATCTGGTTAAACAAAAAAGCTGCGGCTATGAATGAAACTAGCCCTAAAACATACAAAATAATCACGATTAGTCTTAACTTGTTACCATCCAAAGCCATACTCGCCCCTTTCAATCAATTCATTGATATCTTCTTCATCAAAATCATGGTACATTGCCTGCGTGTAAGCATTAATCAACGCATCTAAAGGATCAATCTTATTTCGATTCATTGCCTTATCAATCATGATTGTATCGTTGTTTTCTTTGGTGATTGCGTTTCTGATTGCTCTGTTAAGCAGTGGATTGTTTGAATGGACTGTTTTTCCTTTAATAACGTCCGTTCTAAATTGTTTTGTCGGAATGTTCAAAGTTATCAGCCCTTGTCGCACTTCAATCATTTCTTTCTCGTAGAATTTCGATAGATCAGTAATAACATTACCAGCATTATACGGATCGTAAAAGATACCTTTTAGCTCAAAGTTATTACTTTCGATGAAATCAGTAAGCCAATTGACTAAATCGTGATAGTCAATCAATCCGTCTGGACTACTACTAATCGTGCAATAGCCTGCTTGCTCATATTGTCGGTATGGTGTTTTGTCTTCTTTTTCTTTTGCTTCAATTCCGCCACGATTGGCTACAAAGGAATAGCTATCAACAAAAAACTTGCTTTCTTCTCTGATTGGAATGACCCACGAAATAGAAGTTAAGTCATTCACTCGTGACAAATCGACACCGATGTAAATCTCACGCCCTGTTAAGTCCGTTTGTTTGATGTAATCAGGAGCAACAGCAGAAGTCCACTCTTCTTCGCTCATATAACTTTCTTGTGAAGATTGAACCCATATGTTGAATTCTTTAGTAAGAACGTTTGATATACTTCCTTTTGCTTTTCCTTCGCCTAAAAGTCGTTTTTTGTTTTCAGTTAGTCGTTCTTTTTGTTCTGATAGTTCCATTAATGGGTTGGACTTTATCCACATATCAGTGTCCGCTACTTCTTTAGCATTGTCCTGTTCCCAACATAGCGCTAAATACTCATCGCCTACCACTTCTTCTTTTAGCAGCTTGGTTACATACTGATACTCTATCGAGTACATTGGATAGTTTAGTTTACTTGAAGCCGTTGAAATGATAATCGTTAGCGGTTCGATTTGTTGCCCCATTGACGTTTCGATAACATCCATCATTTCCGTTGTTTTAGACAGGGCATACTCATCAAAAATGCCCAATAATGTATCGAGACCGTCCAATGTATCTGCATCAGCAGACAGTGGTTTCATAAATGAATCATCTGTCGTAGTAAGCTCGTTTTGTAGAACCTTTGTAAATTTCTGGATTGCTTTACTTTTTCCACGTAAGGCTTTTAGTTGTGACTTAACCATAGTGAAAACGATTTTCGCTTGATCTCGTTTGTTAGCAGTAGCGTATATCTGTCTTGCTTGTCGTGGATTTCGTTCGTAAATTAGACAGTACAGCGCAATCCCTGAAACAATCAACGATTTTCCTTGCTTACGTGCTAGCGAAAGATAGGCTTTTCTGAAACGCTTGGTATTGTCTTTCTTTCTTCGCCAGCCCCATAACATCCCTAGAATGAATTTCTGGAATAGTGCCAACTTATTAGGCTTGCCACTCTTAGGATCTGGAAGCATTGAAATGAATTTTACAATATTTTGAGTGTATTTTGGTTCGTAGTAGTAAGGAAAGTCATCTCGCTTTGACCTCTCGATATCCTTTTTGTGTCTATCAATTGCCATCTGTATCTTCTCACAGACTAAGATATTCCCATTTTCTACTTCATCAATGTATTTTTGAACGTGATCAATCATCACTATCAACTTCGTTCATCATTTCAGCAAAAGGGTCGTCAGGCTCTTTCTCTAACTCTTGAGGATTAACGATCTTTAACCGAGAGTTGATTGTCAGCCCTAAATCATTAGTGGCTGTTTTTAGTTCTTTAGAGAATGAATTGACTGTATCAATCAATGGATTTTTTCGACCATCGATCAAAAAGCCTTGTTCGTCTAACTCTTTGCTTGCTTTGTCGTACAGATACGAGTAGTTGCAGTAGCGAATCATTGTTTGTTGGTCTAATTCTGAAATAGGCAAGTCCTGAATGTAGTGAGATATTCTATCCCACTCTTTTTGTGCTTCTTTCAAAAGCCCGACCGGATAATTTGAAAAGTCCAGTCTTGGATAGTTGTATAGTTTTTCTTCTTCGGCTTTTTTAGCTTCAATTTCTTCTTTTGTGTAATTCTTTTTGCTTGCGTTAAGCAATTTCTTCGGCCTACCTTTGCTCATTTCATCACTCCTATCTATTTTACAAATTTTCTAAAGGGAATTTTTTTTCGAGAAGAGAGGGCATCGATTTTCTTCGTTCTAGCGACATAGGGGGGCTTATTTTTTATCAAAACTATTATTTAGTAATTTATATACACTTTAGGCAAAACGCCTTAGAACGCAAATTAGAGCCTTTTAAGGCTATATACCTTTTTATGCTCTTTGTTGTGGCACGACTGGCAAATACTTTCTAACGTATCGTAGTCTAACCTTTTATCCCAATCTTCTTTTACTTCCGTTTTGTGATGGACTATCGTAGCACTGGTTATTTTCCCATTTCTCAAACACTCCTCACATAGTGGTTGGTCTGCCAGCTTGCTACGTCTTAGCTTCTTCCATTGGCTTGAAGCATAGAAGCGAGCATACTTCATGTTCTCTTTGTTGTGTCTTACTTCTCTGTTATACGTCTTGTCTGCATTGCCTTTGTGTTTCTCGCAATATCTTTCGGGCAATTCTACATACTCACGACACCAAGCGACCGAGCATTTCCTTTTAGGCATTCTCGTGTACCCAACCAAGGAACCTTGTCCAGCCTTCCATCTGCTCTGCCTTGCTGTATGTATCCGCGTAGGTATTCGTATGACTGCTTTCTGTCTTTAGCACGTGAAGGACAATTTCTTCTTTTGTGTAGCTGTCAGGAAGTTTATTCTTAGAATGCATGTAGCAACGTTTCAAATGTTCGAGGTAACTCATCTATCTATCCACCTCTCTATGTTGTATTGGATATACTCGTCTTTCCAATAGCCATGACCGCAATATATCAGCTTGCATTTATCCACTTCGTTTGGTGTAGCTTCTCTTAGCATTTCGACAATAGAGTACTTCCCTTTGATTTGTACAGAACGCACAACACGCACTGAACAATCATCAATGGTTCGAGGATATTCATTAGTTAGCGATATATACCAGTAGTTTCTCATTATGTAGCCTCCTTTGTGCAAAATAAAAAGACCACTCAATGAGTGATCTAATATGTACGTCCCCGCTTGGGACACATTGTTAAGAGGTGTGCGGGGTTCATTCAAATTAAAAAAACAATAGACAACAACGGATGATAGATAATAAGAACAATTTAGAAGGAGTTAAAATTCACATCCTTATTCTTAATATTTCCGCTGCTGTCTATCGAAGCTTAATTGTGAAACAATAATAAAACGATGTTCCTTTTATTATTATTTTGTCTTAGACCTATCACTAATCTTTCGACACTATCATAATATCACGTTAAACCGCTCAAAAACCCTACACTATCCCTACAAAAACCCTACAAAATCAACGATACTTAACTAATACGCCTTTTTTGTATGCTTCTGCAAATTCGATCAACGCGATGGATTTCAACTTCTCTACATTCTTCTCTCCGTATCCTCGTATCAATTGACCTATTTCATAATTAGAGTGCTTGTTTACGTCACAGAAGCTGTAGTAGAGTATCTGACGACTAATCAGACTAAGTGCCATCAAAGCCGCTAGAATCGCATCTCTCTCCGCTTCTATATCCATCAACTGAATGATCGCGTCTTCTGTCTTATTGCCGTGCTTCGGTGCCTTCGGCATATCCGTAATAATCGGCGACTTAATATCTATCAAAGAGCGACCTGCCATCCGCTCCAAACGCCGAAAGTTCTTCAGCACATCTCTCGCATTACATCTTGTCTGTTTGAAATCTACCTCTCGTAACAATTGCATCAAGTCAAACCGCTCCTTTATGTGATATAATAAACTTGTCGGATTTATCGAATCAGTCGAAGTGGTTTGGCTCTTTCGATAATTAATTTTTCTAATGAGGAGTGACACAATTGTTATTTGTAATATGTTTATGTCTTTCTGTTTACTTGATGAATCTTGAATATAAAGAATATGGAAAACTTGTTCCTGGCTCAGCTGTTACTAATAAAACAAGTACACTAAAAGTCTTTCTTCTAATTGTTCAAAGAGTTGCAACAGTAGGAGTAATCTCGTATTTATATTCTTTCTTTGACCAATTTAATAATATCTTTTTAGATTTAGTAGATTTTATACTTTTAATTGTTATGTTATATTTTGGTATAAAAGCTCTTTTTCTTTTGGCTCCTTTTTTATTTAAAATAGGAAAACCCTTTTTAGATGATGATCATAAACCGTATGAATAATTTATTCAGACAGGAAGTAATTACTGACTTTCTGTCTTTTTATTAATTAGTTCCATATCCACCAATCTCACCACTGCTAAATTCTCTTTACTTTTCGCTAACCACTTGTCACATTTCATCGTGTTTTCAATACGAATGATTGCTGAGTGATTATAGAGATGTTCTACATATCCACGAAACGGATAGATGAACTCTTCTGCTTCGCAGCGAACCATGTCACCGACTTTGAATTTTGGTTTCTTACGTGTTTTAGGGTTCTTTGTCGGCATATCTAGCATTAAACCGCCGATACCATGACTACTAGCGTAGAATCCGTCTTTTAGTTTCATCTTTCTGCCTCCCATTTACGATCATCATTTAATATCGAAATCCCAAACTTACGAATAGTCTCACTCGCATCAGCAACACACTGACTTACTACTTTATATGCTTCTTCTACTGAAACTCCGTATTCTTTTTCAAACTTTGCCTTTAGTACATTCAGTTCCTGTTTTCTTAGTTTTGTTATTCTGCGGTGCCTGGTGTTCATTGTCAATCAACTCCCTAATCTGAAAGTGTTGTCTATACTTGATCGAAATTCTTTTAAGTGGTTCTCTACCACAGAATCAGTCACGTTAAAACGATCAATTAATACTGGAGCTGCCATATCTTTCAAATAACTTTGTCTGATGACTAATTCAGTACCATCAGGAAGTTTTTTATTAACCTCCCGACCGTTAATAATTGACTGGACGTCTGCTTCGCTTAGTGGTATTTCGTATTTCATTCCGCTTCCTCCATGTATTCGTCTAATATCTCTCTATACTTTTCTACAAACTTGAAACGATCTTGATGAAGTTTCTTGCTCCAATTTGTTTGCCGATCCAGCTCACGCATCTGATCGAACCCTTTTTGAATTTCGTTGTAATAAAATTCAATGTTTGCTGCTGCTTTCCAATGCCTCGATGTTCGAACTCCTGATCCTGTTTCAGCCATTTCTAACTTAACTAATTCCGCTCGTTCTTTTGATTTTTTGTCTTTCTGAATCTTCATCATGATTTTCTTGAGGATGATGTCACTGTATTGTGTAATGAAATCCATTATTTCTCCTCCACAATCTCACATGCCTGTTCAAACTGTCTAGTGATGTTTTCTAACGCTTTTTTGTACTCGATAATACTTTTTATCGTTCTTTCTTCACTTAACACGTAATCGCGTTGTATCGCCTTTAAACACGATGAGACAGTTTGAAAGTATCCGATATCTGCTCGTGATTCTTCTTTTGCTTCGGTGTAGCGGATGTTTCCTTCCTCATCTCGTCTTACCTTCGATAAGACAATATTTCTAGAATCACTGGTAATTCGATAATCTTCGATTTTCATATCTAGCATTATTTCTCCTCCACATACCTAAACTGTCGTCCTTTTGAATCAATCCATAAGCTCCTAGCTCTATCCCAGATGATGTTTTTGCTCAGTCCAGTAATTTCAGATAACTGTTCAGCTGTACCCGTTACTAGAATTCGATCACCATGCCAGATTGCAATTTTTCTCGGCGTTTTCCGTTTAGGCTTTTCAGTCCACATTGATTTACCGAGCTTTTGGACTTCTGCAACTATTTCTTTGTCTTCTTGCCAATTCTCAGAATGTGTCAGTTCAATGATTCGTTTCATTGCTGCTTTCTTATCCACGCTCATTCCTCCAATCGATGGATTTCCCTTCTTAAATTTTCTATGTGCAAATCGATTGCCTTCTTCGCCGTTTCATTGACCATCACTGCCTTTGTTCGCTCCAGATCGTCAATCTCACGCCGAAGGCTTCGAATTCGCATTTGAATCACTTCTTCTGTTGTCATGATGATTCCTCCACGTACCTAAACGTTCTCTTCTTAACGTCTGTGTATCCACACCTAGCTCTCTTTCTCACGATTTTCTCGTGCAATCCTGTGAGAGTTGCTAACTGCTGGGCAGTTCCTGTGACTAGAATTTTGTCGCCATGCCAGATTGCGATTTTTCGCGGTCTTGGCTTGTTGCTCTTGTCTGCCCACATCTCTCTTCCAAGTCTCATCACTTCCGAAGCAGCTTCTTTGTCATTTTGCCAATCTTCTGAATAAGTCAATTCGATAATTCGCTGCATTGCCGCTTTCTTATCCATCCCGACGTTCCCCTTTCAATAATTTGAGTACTTGATCAAGTGCGCTCTCACGTCCACCATGGAACGTGTTGAGCCACTTGTCTTCGTACGAGGCGCTTTGTCTTAAAGCTTCTTGATGCATTAGTTCGATCTGTGCTGTAAATGTTTTTAGATCCATCTGATTACACCTGCTCAAGTTCACTAAGATGTTTTTGCAATCCTTTAACGCAATCAACAAATAGTAATTTTGTATAAGCTAAATTTCTTAATTGTGTTGCATCGATATAAAGTGCGAAATAGTATCTGAGTTTACTCCAACTTGAACGATCATTCTTAATTCGTTCGATTCCAGCTTCATCAAGTTGTTCATAAACGTCTCTCAGAATCTCTATTTCCTCACCAGTTTTGTAACTTGCTATTTCATTGATCAGTTCTAGATAATCGATTTTCAATTTTCCACCTCTTAGAATGGTGCTTTTGATTGTCTATTAGCTCGTTCTAGCGCTTTTTTCTTTTGATAGGCTTCTTGGTCGATTGCCCATTCTGGAAGCTTCTCTCGTCGTCCTGTGCGCTTGTATGCACCACTTGCATTCTTAGGCTCACTTTTTTCTTTCCTTGCCCAACTTCGAATAGTTGCCAAATAGTTTTTATAAGTCTTACCAGATGATTCACAATACTCAGATAGCCGTTCTATTCGTTCTTGATAGTCATTAGGGAATTCTATTTTGAGTTTCTCCATCTGCTCATCTGACAAAAGAACATTTTTATACTCTCCGTATTTATGACAGATGGGCTTAGCCTTCGATTTTTTCGAAGGCGGTAAGTCTCTTATATATTCTTTTGTATTATTAAATGTATTATTAATAGATGTATTATTATCTTTGACTTTTTCGTCAATAGGGGTATTGCGTTTTTCGTCAATAGGGTATTGATTAATTCGTAGGTACCTATTGATTATTTGATTGGTACCCTCTTTGTAAATGATTTCCCGATTCAAGTATCCAAACTTAATCAAATCACTTACCCATCGCGATATGGTCTCTTTATTCACACCATATAAATCTGCAAAGTACTCATTGCCTGCCCAACAAAAGCCTCTTTCATTACACAAGGCCGTTATCTCTCCGTATAACAACTTAGTATTTGGTTTAAGTCTTTTGTCGTACCTTACGTTGGCTGGTATAATCGCATAATAACTTCGATGTTCTGTCATTTTTACCCTCCAATATTTAACTTTTTGATTGTTTCCTGGTTTAATTTGATCCCTTTGATTTGATATTTATTTTTGAAATTGATCACACCTATTTTGTGTTTCTCTGTGTGATGGATTCTGCAGAGTGCTGCAAATGTGTACTCTGAATGATCAACTTCTTTGCGCTTTCGTCTTCCTAGCGCTTTGTCAAAGTGATCGATGTCAGCTCCTGTTTTGCCACAGATACAGCAGACTCTTTTTGTGATGCATTTGTAGAAGTAATATTCTTGATTCGCTGGTAAAATCTCATAACCTTCTTTGAAAGGAATATAATGTTCAAAGATAAAATCTAGGATGATATTCGCTAAGATATTGGCATCACTCACGGTTGTATTCGATTCGTCTTTGAGGCTTATTTTGCGCCCTGTGACACCTTCAAAACGGAAGTAGAAGAATTCCTTCCAGAAGTCCGTTGGCATGCCTGTATCGATAAAAATATCGCCTATGAGCGCATAGATGAAGTTTCGTTGCTGTACAGTGAAACGTCTAGGATCAATAAATCTTATTTCGATGACTCGATCACCGTCATAGCCGTCATACATCGTCTTTAGTCGCTCGATGTTCACTTCCTCATTGATGGTTGCGCCTATGTCTTTCCCTTTGAACTTTTTCAGAACTGCTGAATATGAAACGATTAATGGTTTAAACACTCATATCACTTCTCTTTTGTTTCGTCTCTGTACTGATCTTCAAGCCAATTAACGCCTCGTTTTAGAATGCCCAAGTCTCTCTTGGTCCATTTACTGTCATCAGCGGTTATAGAAGCCGCATCAGTCAACGCAACAATTGCTTCATCAATTGATTTCTCGTACTTGTTAGCAACCAGTTGTAAAGCATCCAAGAATAGCTTTTTGCTTCTTTGAGTAGCTGGTTCAAGCATCGAGACATCTTCTGGCATATCTTCGCCAGCAAATATATATAGCCCTAGCCCAAACATTGCTAAATTTTTTACAAGACAGCGCATGATCGTTTTGTTGATATCAAACATAGTTGCTGCTTCAACTCGCTTTTCTATTTTTCCAACAATCTCTTTTTTCTTCGTTTCGTTATTCCACTGATAATCATTGACTTCGTAGGTATATGGCTCATCTTTCATTGCCTTGTTTGCACCATCCATGACTGGTAACCACATGTCACGCTTTACTCCGTTGACTGTGATACTGGTAAAAACCATATAGCCTGTTTTTTCATCAAAGAGGTATGGACGATGCGTTTCTGGATCACGATAGATTTCATAGTCTACTTCTTCGCAGATTTTGCTGACTTCTGCCCACGCCCATGCCCAGGACAGATAAGTTAGTTTGTTTCTTTTTTCAACAACATCATTGACGGTTATCTTGTACAGACTATTGAATAATTTGTTATCGTTGCGTTTCGTTCCTTCACTCATCAAATTCTGCCTCCATTTCAGCAATGTATTTCTTACCTGGTCCGTAATAAGAGATATCAATCAAGTTATCTCTGTCGTACTCTTCTAGCGCATCAATCAAGCCATCTTCGATGACATAAATGTATTCAGGTTTTCTGGACTGCTTCGATAAATGGATAAGATAGACATGATCCCAAATACTCACAAAATTTCCCAAATCATCTTGATCACATGCTAGTTCTTCATTCGTCAAAAGATTACGTCTGATTTTTCGATTGCTTGTTTCCTTGATATTCGATTTGCCCCAACTAGGATCAGTCAAATATTGATCTAGAGTGGAAAGTTCTTTTTTCATGTGGTAACATCTCCTTAGATGTATTTTCTTTGTGACTCATTGCTTTGGTCGGCTGAGTCACTTTTTTATTTGTTGCCATGCTTTTTGCTTATCAATATGTTGTTGGCTTAGGATGCTTGGTTTATTGTGTCTCCACCAGCGATTAGCAATTACCGTCCCTATTCTTAGCGCTTCAGCCCTATTCATTTTCATCACCGAAAAGTCTTTGTTGTCTGTTCAGTTGATCGATTTCCATACGGATCGCAGTTTCTGGTAACCACATTTCAATAAATGAAACAGCATCATCGAATCTCTTACGAGGTAACTCGCCATATCTTGGGATTGAAAAGGTACGTTTAAATTCAGACCAAAATTTTGAGAATACTTTTTTGCTGATTTCTTCATAAGCTCGGCTTTCTTTTCCCCCTAGAACTTCCATAACTTTCATATTTCCTTTTTGCTTAATTTCAAACTCTTGTTGTCCGCTAATTCGCATAGTATCTTTAAGCATGGAAACATCTTTTTTAACATCTTTCATTTCTTCTAATTGATAGATCATCATGTCTTCAATTGTTTGAGGAACAGTATTCTTCCGAATAACATCTTCCATTTCGTTGAAAGCTTCAATAAATTTTAGTTTGAAATTTATTGCTTTACTTCCAGTGAACCCCATAGCTAGCAAGGAAAATCCGTCTCTATTCATGAAATAAACTCTCCGACTTCTTCCGTATGAGTCTGGCTCGTTCCCTTCCACAAACATCTGTCCAAAATTGGACCCATCTTCAACATTGGCCGAATTTTCGACCGATCTTTTTATTGATTCAATTGCTTCTAGTACATGCTTATGTTTCTTTTTGAAACTTTCTGCCACTTGTAAACTCGTAGTCACAGCTTCTTTATTTTTCAAAATTACTAATTCTTGCATTTTTTCTTCTCTCCTTTTTGATTTGATTGACAAAGTATTACCTATTTTGAATAAATCATTAGAAAAATTGTAAGCATTAGACATACTAGAACCGCATAGGATGTATACCAGTATTCGCCGCGTTTTCTCATGTAGTTATTTACTAAAACGGCCACGAGATAAACACCTAATAAACAGAACCACACTTTAGTCAGCCCCCTCGGTTGGCTTTTTCGCTCTGTACTCAGCTTCATCAAGCCCAATGAAAATCCAAACCATGTAAACGATCGTGCCGATTAATGCTTGTCTGCTTCCCCAAAGTCCTAAAGCGTAGATGATTAGGGGTGCGCTGAATACGAATGCTCTGTTGAATTTACCCATCCGCTTACCTCCTTAATATTTCCGAAAAATTTGTTTCTAAAAATTCAAGTGTTTTACTTCTTAAAAATAGATATGTGTCTCTCCCTTCAACTGGATAATAGACGAATCCATTTTTGTTTTTTTCGATATCGATAATATTTCTATATCTTGGGTTCTTTAAAACTCTAGAAGTAAACCAATCATATTTTCTGTTAATCCGTTCTAGCACTTCTGGCAACGTCATCCATCTACCAGTATCATCAGCTTTTTTTAACTCCTCATAATCCACTTGGGAGATAATTACATAGCCTTCTGGAATTGGGATTTTCGCTTCTAGATATTGCATGATCTCACTTCCTTTATTTTTCTTTCCAAACTTCATAATTAACTTTGATTCCGTTGGGGTATATTGTTGTTGGCATTAGGAAGCCTTCTTTAAAACAATTCGATATTTGGCAAAATGTCGTGTTCTTTCAAAAAGTTGTATAGAAACAAATGACCTTTTTGCGTCCACTTCATAATCGGTTTTAGATTGTCCGTTCCTTGTACTGGCACCATTTCGATATGTGTGTATCCTTCATTTTGATATTTTGCATACAACAGCCACGCCTTACCTTGTCGGTATTGGATACCAAAATCATGCAGCAACTTGTTCATTTGTATTGCGCTCATACCATAGTTTTTAGCGATAAAACTGATTGGCGTAACGCTTTTATTTGCTAGGATAATGTCGTGATAATTTACCTTGGGCTGCATTTCAGCCACCTTTTGTTCGGCAACCAATCGCAACGTGCGTTCTTCTTTGAGTTTGGTTGCTACTTCGATTAGCAAATCTGGATTGTTAAGTAGTTCATCTGTTGCGTACATGCCGTGTTTTCGGATTTGAGGTAGGACTTCTTCCATTACCCAAGCCTCAAATTTTTCAGCGCTTGGTAAGTTCGATTTGATAATCAAGCGATAAACATCTGATTCTGGAATGATTTTGAACTTTTGGCGACGACCTAACGAATCGTTACCCCATGTTTCAATCGCTTTTTTACAATGATCATTAGTAGCTTTGCTTGGATTTTTATATCCCAAAGTTTTTGCAACGTCATTCGCTACAAAATATGGGACGTCATTTTCCAGAAACGTTCGAACTTCGTTTTGTTCAAAGTTAAAAATTTGTGGTGTGTTCATTTTTTTCATTCCTTTCCTGTTTTTTATCTCAAATAGAGATATTTGATTTTAAAAAAATAATTCTGATACTTTTTCGTTAAAGTTTTTTGCCAAAATGTACATTTCATAATCATGGAATGGATACTCGCCTTTTTCTTTTAACTCATATTGACGCCTTTCCAAACCAATCAAATCAGCTACGTAAGATGTAGTCCATTCATTTGCAAGCCTAGCTTTTTTGAGTTTTAACTTCGGCTTCAAAAACTCAACTCTTAAGTTTTTCTTTTTTTCCATCGTACTCATGTAATCGCCTCCTTCATTTGATAAATCAATAATATCTCAGTTTGAGATATATGTCAATAGATTTTTATCACTTTTTGAGATATTTTTATTTACACGTTTATCGCAATGTGATATTGTTATCTCATGAAGGAGGTGCCTTTAATGAAGAAAAATATTTTAGGTTCGGTTATAAAGAACGCAAGAAAAAAGAAAAAACTTACTCAAGAACAACTTAGTAAATTAACTGGCTACAGTCAAAATACTATATCTAACCATGAAAACGGAAACCGATCTCTAGATGAAGATAATATCAAAACTTATGCAACGGCTTTGGATTTAACTCCGGACGATCTTTTTGAGGCGTTAGATATTAAAAATTCTCTAGAAAACAAAATGATGATTATCGATAAAAAACAAACTAAAATAGATAATTTATTAGATTTGTATAGCCAATTGGAAGAGTCTCGCCAAACAAAAGTCTACAACTTTGCGGAATATCAATTGAGAGAACAAAACAAACGTCCGAAAACTACAATTGAAATTCGAGGTTATGTGTCCGCTGGAACAGGTGAATGGCTAGAAGATGAAATTATGGACGAAGTAAGTTATGAAGGCGTGATACCTGAACATGATTTCGCAGTTAAGGTAAACGGTGATTCAATGTTACCGCTTTTCGAAGATGGACAAGTTATCTTTATTAAAAGCACATCAGATGTGCGCGATGGTCAGATAATCATATGCCAAGTAAATAATGAAGCGTTTGTTAAAAAACTGTCAGGTAACAAGCTAGTGAGTTTAAATAAAAAGTATGAGGATATATCAATCTGTGACACAGATGATTTTAAAATTTATGGCGTAGTCGTTTTATAAAAAAATACCCCAGTCGAAGTTGGCGCTCCGGCTAGGGGTTAGTATTTATTATCAAAGAAAAGAGGAGTATAAAATGAAAAAAGTTAGCGTTATGTTGTTGTTAAGTACTGCTCTGCTACTTTCAGCTTGTTCAAATAATAAAAAAGCTGAATCAACAGATGCCACTTCTAACCAAGAAACAAAAATAAGTAAAACAAAAGAAACAACTGAAACCAGTTCATCTACTAGCAAATCTACATCTAAAACAGATTCTAGTTCAACAGTTACAAGCTCCAACCAAGTTACGGCGGAACCTAGCCCAACAGTTATAAGCTCCAGTCAGAGTACAATCCAAACCGCACCTCAAGAAGAAACATATGAACAGATGAAACAACGCACTTTACAGTCAACTCCAGCTGATCGTGCAAATTGGTCCAACAAAGAGTGGGAAGCTTTCGGCGTGGCCCTTTATGAAAATGGATTGACTACAGATGATGCTGGCAATATTATCAGTCAAGATCAGAAAGAACAACAAGCAGCATCTCAACAAAATCCAGAAGACCAACAAACAAGCGCTCAGCAAGACGCTGACACTTTATCACTTACTGATTTTGTTAACAAATACGGGATGTCGCCTGTTGCATGGAAAGTACAGAATGGAATGTCTGAAGAAGAAGCATTGCGTACAACACAGCAAAAGACTTCCGGTGAGGTTCAATTAGGATTTTCTAAATACGGAATTCAATAATATATTTTTATGCCCTACTATTTTGCCTATAATCTCTAAAAAAAGTTATAAAGAAAAAAGCCCGTGCGACAACACGGACTCATACCTCATTTCTGAGATCACAAATATATTATAACAAGAAGTGAGGGGTATTTAAATGGCAAAAAAAGTTATGGGTCAAGATGGGAAAATGTATAAAGTTAAGAAACCGTTTTATAAACGGGTATGGTTTTGGTTGTTAGCGGTTGTTGTGGTGTTTATTGCTATAGGTTCGCAAGGAGGCAGTGATGATGCTAAAAATACCGTCGCTGAAATAACTAAAGAAAGCGTGACAGAAGTGTCTTCTGCAGAATCGGTAGCAGAATCTACAGTCGTTGAAGAAGAAACTGAAACTACTGAAACTACTATAGAAGAAGTTACTCAAGAAGAAAGTGTTCCTCGTGAATACAGAAATGCATTGAGCAAAGCTGAAAGCTATCTAGGTTGGGCTGGTATGTCTGAACAAGGTTTGCGTGAACAACTAGAGTTTGAAGAATATCCAAGTGAGGCAATCGATTATGCGCTGGCTAATGTTGATGTCGATTACAACGAACAAGCTTTGGCTAAAGCGGAAAGTTACGATGATTGGGCATCAATGTCAGATTCGCAATTGTACGATCAACTTATATTTGAAGGTTTTACAGATGAGCAAGCACAATACGCTTTAGATAACCTACCACAATAACTAACAAAAAACACGCCCTACCGACCAAAGCGAGCGTGTTCTAAGAAAAAACAAACCTATACAGTAGGCTTCTTTATAGTGCCTATTGTATCAGAGAAAGAGAGTAGATTCAATTATGGCAAGATTAGTCAAACGTGGAAATAGCTGGCAATATGAAATTTCATACAAAAAAGATGACGGAAAATACACGAAGATAAGAAAATCAGGATTTAAGACAAAAGGCGAAGCAAAAGATGCCGCCAACGAATTAGAATATAACTTGAACAAGGGCCTTAAAGGGGATCGCAAAAATCTATTATTATCAGATTACTTTGAGGATTGGATGCAACTTTATAAAGAAGGAACAGTATCTCCTATCACTTATAGAAAATACGAAGATACGTTAATGAACATAAAGAAATATATGCCAGCGGTATTGATCTCTGATTTAGATAGAGTTGGATATCAACGCTTTTTAAATAAATATGCGAAAGACCATGTAAAATCCACCGTTATTAAGTTTAATAACCATATTAGAGCGTCGTTGAAAGATGCCGTAGAAGAAGGATTAATTCCGTTTGATCCAACTAGAAAAGCAGTAATTAAAGGAAAAGATTCATTGAAGCCAAAAGAAGATAAATATTTAGATTATGATCAATTTAAATCTTTAATGAAACTCGTAGAAGAAAACCTTTCTGCACAGCACTCTTCTCCTATGCTCGTGTTAGTTGCTGGTGCTACTGGAATGCGATTTGCTGAACTTCTAGGATTAACATGGGAAGATATCGATTTCGAAGATCAAATCATCACTATTAATAAAACATGGAATTATAAATTAAATGAATGGGGAAAAACAAAAAACGAAACTTCAAATAGGAAAATTTCCATTGATAAACATACGATTGATCTCTTAAAAAAGTTTAAAATCAATCAAAAAGAATTATTCGAGAATTTTGAAGTTAAAAACCCTCATAATTTTGTTTTTTTCAACTTAAAAAATGGATTAGTTTCATCAAACGCCGTCAGCAAATATTTGCGCAAAAAATTAAAAGAATTAGGGATTGAAAAGCAATTTACTTTGCATGGACTAAGGCATACACATGCATCTATTTTACTTTATCATGGAGTAAATATACTTAGCGTATCAAAAAGGTTAGGACATAGCAGTTTAGAAACTACAATGTCTACTTATCTTCATATTGTTCGAGAACTTGAAGATCAGGATAAAGAAAAAATCAATGCTGTATTCGATAGTTTATATAAAAATGATAATTAG